TAGCTGAAACCAAAACAAAAACGAAGACTGCTAAAAAAGAATTAAGTGCATTTGAAAAAGAATTAATTGAAACAATAAAAGAAATTAGCAATTATAAAGAAGCTTGTGAAGCAAATATAGTTTCAATTTTGTATAAAAAACCTGATTTAATATATGAAACAAACCTACAATTAGAAGAGTTTGCTAATAATATTTGGCGAGTATATTGGACTATTGCAAATGATATTTTAAAAATCGAAAAAAAGAATACATTAGATGATATAAGTGTAGGTCTTTATCTTGAAAAACATTCAAAATTACATAAAAAATATGATGAATATGGTGGATATGAACTTATAACAAATGCTGGTGCTTATGTTAAAACTGAAAATTTAGATGGATATATAAAAGAATTACGAAAATGGAATAGTGTAATAAAATTAGCAAAACAAGGCTTTCCAGTAAAAGATAGATTAAGTGATTATTGCGATATGAATGCTGAAGATATTTATAATGAATGGGAAGCACAAATAAATGATATATTTGTTAATATTGATTCTGATGTAAAAAGTTATGATATTAGTGATGGGTTAGATGAATTAATAGAAAAATTAGATGAAGGTTTGGCTGTTGGTTTACCATATAACAACATGAGTATGTTGACAAAAGAAACAGGTGGTCAATATTTAGGTTCTATTACATTAGTTGGAGGTTTGAGTAATGTAGGCAAATCTACGTTTGCAAGAAACGCAGTAATTCCAGTTGCTATAAAAGAAAGAGAAAGAATAGTTGCCATGATTAATGAAGATAACTTATTAAAATGGCAAAGAGAATTATTAGTATTTGTTGCTAATAATATTATAAAAGAAGATTTACAAAAGCATATTGTTAGAGATGGAAATTTTTCAAAAGATACAAAAGCTTTATTATACAAAGCTGCCGAATGGATTAAAGAACAGACAAAAAATCATCTTATTACTGTTATACCATTCCAACAATATAAAACAACGAAAGCAATTAAAACTATAAAAAAATATGCAAGTATGGGAGTAAAATATTTTGTTCTTGATACTTTTAAATTAGATGCTGGTGATGTTAGCGATAAGTCATGGTTGGAATTACAACAAAATATGGTTATGATTGATGATGTAATAAAACCAGAATCTAAAAATTTACATATCGTTATAACTTTTCAGTTAGCGAAAGGTAGTGTAAAACAAAGATATTATACACAAGATAATATAGGAATTAGTAAAAATATTATTGACCCTGCATCAACTTGTATAATGATTAGAGATTTATATGATGATGAGTATGAGGGAGAAAAACGTGAACTAAAAGTGTACAGGTTAGAAGGTAAAAATGGTAAAACTAAAATTCCTGTTAAATTAAACAGAGATAAACATTATCAAATTTTATTTATTATTAAAAACAGAGAAGGTTCTGCTAATAGTTTTCAAATAGTTGTTGAACATGATATGTCAAGAAATATAATGCAAGAAGTTGGTATTACAAATGTTGCAGTAGATTTTTAAAAATATAATTAGTGGTGATATTAAGTGCAAGCAGAAGAATTAAAAGAATGGATATTCAAAAACAAAAAAATTCCATTTATTTTAGAAACAATTGGATGTAAAAAAATTAAATATCACTCTAATAAACATTATTATTCATGTACTAATTATGAGGGTGATAAAAACGGTGACAGTAATAACGATGGTGCTGTAAAAGTAAAAAACGATAAGTATTTAAGTTGTAAGAACTATACAAGACAAAAATATTTTGATGAACGTTCTGATTTAATTACACTTATAGAATATAGTAAAAATTTAAAATTTAGAGAAGCATTAAAATATTTACATCAAATTTTAGGGTTAGAATTTACATATAAAAGCAAAGAGATTAATAAAATTGACCCTTTATATATATTTAAAAAAGTACAGAATAAAAAATTTACTCAGAACGTTCTTGATTTTGAACCATTAGATGAAGGTATGTTAAATGATTTTATCCCACATATTCATATAGAGTGGTTTAGAGAAGGAATTATAAAAAAAACAATAGATAAATTTGGACTAGCTTATAGTTACAGGTATAAGAGAAATATTATTCCTTTACGATATTGGCTTACGGGTGAGTTATTGGGTTTTAATATGAGAACTACCGTAGAAAATTATGAATTGTTTGGAATAAAAAAATATTTAATAACACCTAATTATCCAAAACAAATAAACTTATTTGGATTATGGGAAAATTATGAGTCAATACAAAAAGCTGGATATGTTGTTGTACAAGAGGCAGAAAAATCAGTTCTTAAAAGAGATAGTTTAAATGATGAAACAAGTGTAGCTATGTCAGGACATACATTGTCAGATGAACAAATTAAAATATTAATAGGATTAAACGTAACAATAATTCTAAGTTTTGATAAAGATATAAGTCTTGATGAAATAAGATATAATTGTGAAAAATTTTATGGAATCAGAACGATTTACTATATTTATGATAAGTACGGTTTGTTAGGTGAAAAAGATAGTCCAGCAGATGCAAATAATAAAGTGTTTCAATATTTAATGAAATATAAAATCAAATATGATGAAAAAGAACATAACGAATATATAAAAAGTTTAAAGAAAGTTGGTAAATAATATAGCAAGAAAAACATACGAAGAACTAAACAAAATAAAAGAGCAATTTCAAGTTGATACATTATGGAGTTTCTCACGATACAATTTATTTAAAACAAGTAAATATGAATACTTTTTAAAATATATATTAAAAAAAGAAGAAGATAGAACAGATTGTGTATATGCTCCTATGGGTGGGATGGCACATGATATATTAGAGAGATTTTATAAAGGTAAAATAACATATGAAAAAATGTTAGATGAATTTGACGATGCTTGGATTACCTTAATTGATGTATCTCAATTAAAATTTGATAGAAATGATGAAGAAAAAAATAAAAAAATTGCAAATAAATATTATGCTAATTTACAACATTTTTTTAAAACACATAAAAAATTAGATTTCAAATTAGATACAGAAAGATTTATAACAATAAAGATAGCAGATAATATTGTATTTCAAGGCTATATGGATGGTGTTTATAAAAATGAAAAAGATGAATATATAATACTTGATTTTAAGACATCCACTATTTATACAGGAGAAAAGGCAATTAAAGAGTCAGCTCAACTTCTTTTATATGCTATGGCTTTAAATCAATTGGGAGTGCCATTTGAAAAAATAAAAATTGCATGGAATTTTCTTAAATATTGTAATGTAATGGTTACACAAGCAAAACAAGATAAAAAAACTAAAATACATGAAACTACAACAAGAAATATTGAAAGAAATGAAATAGGGAATAAGTTACAAAGTAATACTAAAATGTGGCTAAATAAATCAGGATATGAAGATCAATTAATAGAATATTTAGATTTATTAATTCAAACTAATAGTATTGAATGCTTGCCAAAAGATGTACAAGCTAAATATAAAATAGATGATTGTTATGTTTATATTAATATAACACCAGAATTATTACATAGTCTTAAAAATGATATTATTGCTACAGTTAAAGAAATTGAAGAAAAAACTGAACAATACAAAGAAACACAAGACAACAGTTTATTTTATGACGACGAAGAAGAAGTAAAAAAGCAAAGTTATTATTATGCTACATTGAGTGGATATAGTGCAAATCTAAATCCTTGTTATAAAAAATATTTAGACAAACTTACTGAAGAAAAAGAAAATAAAGATAATTTATTTGCAGGTATTGGTGTTAATAATAAAGAAGATTTAAGTTGGTTAAATGATTTATAGAAAGTGGTGAATATGAATAAAAATTATGTTGTTTACCATTTACATGATGATACAAGTAATGTAAATACAAATGGATTTGCTGATTCTTGTTCTAATTTTAAAGAATACATAAAACTAGCTAAAAAGCAAAATATGAAAGCAATTGCATTTTCAAATCATGGTGGTATTTATGATTGGATAAAGAAAAAGCAAGAATGTGATAAGGCTGGAATTAAATACATACATGGTATTGAATTATATGTATGCAGAAAATTAGAGGAAAATGACAGAGGTGGACATATAGGATTATATGCAAAAAACTGGGATGGAGTATTAGAATTAAATAAATTAGCTTCGCTATCTACTTCAAAAGGGATTAATAAAGATAATTCTGACAGACATATGTATCACAATCCTCGAATATCACTAGAAGAATTAATGAACACGAGTGATAATATAATAGTTACTACTGCTTGTCTGGCATCGCCTTTAAATAAATGGTATTGTGATGAAAGCATAGATGAGTATAATATTTTAGTAAAATGGCTAGGTAAAAATAAACATAGGTGTTTTTTAGAGATTCAATACCATGATTCTGAATGTCAGATTAAATATAATAAAAGACTTTACAAGCTATCTAAAGAAACTAATATTCCTTTAACAGCTGGAACTGATACACATTCTTCATCTAAGTATAAAGCTGAATGTAGAAAAATTTTACAGAAATATAAAGAAAGCTATTATGGTGAAGAAGATGAGTTTGATTTAATTTGGAAAACATATGATGAATTAATAAAAGTGTTTAAAAAACAAAATGCTCTACCTATGGATATAGTATTAGAGGCGATAGAAAACACAAATAAATTAGCTGATATGGTAGAAGATTTTAAATTAGATAAAGCTTTTAAATACCCTACTTTATATGGAGATAACGCAAGAGAACAATGGAAGAACTTAATTTATAGTAAATTTGAAGAAAAAAGAAGAATTGGTGCATTAAATACATCTTCCAAAATAATTAAGTTATATGAAGATTATATTAAAAGTGGAGAAAATGAACATTTTAATCCTATATCAAAAGAAGATTATGAATTTGCATTAAGAACACCTGATTCTGTTTGGATAAAAAAATATCAACAAAATATTACAGAAGAATTTAAAGTAATGAATAAACTTGGTATGGAAAGTTTTATGATATTTATGTCAGAATTGTTAAATTGGTGTATAGATAATAATATTCCATATGGCACAGGTAGAGGAAGTGTATGTGGCAGTGTAATAGCATATATTACTGATATTACAGATGTAGACCCATTAGTATGGAAAACTGTTTTCTCAAGATTCTGTAATGAAGATAGAATAAGCCTTGGAGACATCGACCTAGATTTTGCACCAGAAGATAGAGAAAAGGTGTATAGATATATAATCGAAAGATTTACACCTCAAAAAACAGCATATATTGTTGCCTTTTCAACTTTACAAGACAGGGGTTGTATAGATACTCTTGCAGGTGGATTAGGATATGAGGATTTAAATAAAGTTAAAGAAATTAAAAATAATTTCGAAGAATACTTTTCAGCTTATACTAAAATAATTCAAGAAGAAGTAAATAGTGATGATTTAGTTGAAGAAGGTATTTTAGAGTCAGCATCCGTAACATTTGATAATCATAATGTATATATGAAACGTATCGGTAATGAAAATGCGAAGAAAAAAGCTGATAAATTAAAAATATCATATGATACTTTAATAGCCGAAAATCAAGATTTATTTTATTACTTAGATGGATTAAAAGGAACAATAGTTGCAAAAGGTACTCATCCCAGTGGTATAATCGGTTCTCCAATAACGCTTGCTGACAATATGGGTTTGTTTTATAAAGAAGGTAATTTAGAAATGCCTGTTTCTTCATGTTCTATGAAGGCGGTTGATAGTCTTAATTACACAAAATTTGATATATTAGGATTAAAAACTGTTGGAATTATTAAAGATACTTGTAACTATTTAGGTATCCCATACCCTACAGCTTATAAAGTAAATTGGAATGATAAAAAAGTGTGGGACAATATGATTACTTCTCAGTACGGAGTATTCCAATTTGAAGGAGATTTTGCTTTTAGTCTTTTAAAAGATTTTAAACCATCAACAATAAATCATATGTCTATGGTAAATGCAGCATTGAGACCTTCTGGAAAATCATATAGAAATAGATTAATTGCTGGTGATTATAATAAAAATCCTTCCGAGGAAATAGATAAATTACTTAAAGACAACAGAGGATATTTAATTTTTCAAGAAGATACTATTAAGTTTTTAACAGATATATGTGATTTTAGTGGGTCTGCTGCTGATACAACTAGACGTTGTATTGGAAAAAAACTAAAAGAGGATTTAGAAAAAGAATTGCCTAAAATCTTAGACGGATATTGTAAACATTCATCTAAACCAAGAGAACTTGCAGAGGAAGAAGCAAAGCAATTCGTTCAAATTATTCAAGATAGTTCAGAATATCAGTTTGGTCTTAATCATTCTACTGCTTATAGTATGAATGGTTACGAATGTGTTATGTTTAGAACATATAATCCTATAGAGTTTTTAGCTGCATATTTAAATCGAGCTGAAAATAAAGAAGATACAAACGCAGGTATTGAATTAGCTAAATTATATAATATTTCTATAAATCCTATAAAATTTGGCAAATCATTATCAAAATATACAATAGATAAAGAAAATAACGCTATATATAAAGGAATTTTATCAATTAAATATTGCAACTCAATAATAGCAGATGAATTAATGGAATTGTCAAAAAATAATAGTTACAAAAACTTTCCAGAACTTTTAAAAGATATAAAAACAAAAACATCATTAGACGCAAGACAATTAAAAATATTAACAGGATTAGATTTTTTTAATGAATTTGGTTGTAATAAGTATTTATTAGAAATTATTACAATTTATGATAAATTTGCAGAATGCAAACAAATTTCTAAATCTAAACTAGAAGAATTAGGATTAAGCGAATATATAATTAGTAAATATTCAAATAAGGAAACAAAAGCACTTTACAAAGAAATTAATAATATAGGTTTAATAAATGAATTTTGTTCTAAGTTAGAAAATAAATCTATGGGGATTATAGAATCAATGAAATTCGAAAAAGAATATTTAGAATATATTACATATATAAATCCTAATGCTAGTGAAGATTATTATGTTATTATTGAATTTAAAACATATAAAGATGTTACAAAACCTTATATTACTGCAAGAAGTATAAAAACTGGCGATGAAATAAAAACAAGAATAAAACAAGGTAAGATTTTTAAACAAGACCCATTTGGGTTATATAGTGTATTAAAAATAAGAGAATTTGATAAAGAGTTTAAAAAACGATCTAATGCAGAAGGTAAATGGGTTTCGACAGATGAATTAGAAGATGTGCTAACACAGTACGAAGTTATTAAATAAAAGCTATAAGTTTAAAGTGTGGTGAAAAATAATTAAAGAAAATAAAGATAAAGTTGTTGAATTTAAAGGAACTGTAGTTTTTAATACTTTTAACAGTGAGAAATTCAAGGTTTATGCCATTGATGTAAAAGAAGAAGAAATACTTCAGAATAAATTAAAGAAAACAAAGTATGGAAATATTTCTATAAGTGGAGAATTACATGAACTTGGTATAGGTATAGAATATAATATAAAAGCAAAAGAAGAAATGACAAAATATGGTTATGGATATAAGGTTATTAATATAACTCGTGACAGACCTAAGACGAGTCAAGATATGTATTTTTTCTTACAAGAGATTTTAACATTTAGACAAGCAGAAGAGTTATATAGAGTATACCCTGATATAGTAGAACGTGTTACTCAAAATAGGCTTGAAGATATTGATTTAAGTAAATTGTATGGCATCAAAGAATATACGTTTAATATTATTAAAAATAAAATAATTGAAAACTTTTGTTTAGCTGAATTAGTAGTTGAATTTCAAGGATTGTTAAGTTTGTCAGTTTTAAAACGGCTTTATGAAAAATATACATCAATAAATGTGATTAGACAGAAATTAAAAGAAGATGGATACAAATGTTTGTGTGGTTTAAGTAGAATTGGATTTATTACAGCAGATAGTATTTTATTAGAACTAGAAAAAGAAAAAATTATTCAATTCGATTATGATTTAAAAACAAGTCCTCAAAGATGTTTAGCTTGTATATTATACCTTTTAGAAAAGAATGAAGATGATGGACATACAAAAATGAATTTATCAAACTTAAGAAAAAAATTAATATCATTTACACCTGCTTGTAGCAATCATTTTGTAACAGTTTTAAAACATGAAAGTATTTATTATAATAAAGATAATATGTCAGTTGCTTTAAAATCCACATATGAAATTGAAGAATATATAGCTAAAACAATACTAGAAAATTTATATAATTGTTATAACAAGTGGAATATCGATGTAGATAAATACAGAAAAACAGAAGAATATATTATAAGTAATGAACAATTAGAATCTTTAAATAAATTATGTAATAATAATATATCTATCTTAAATGGTTCAGGTGGGTCAGGAAAGTCAACTACAACGCAAGCTGTAATAAATATGTTAAAAGATAATAGAAAAACTTTTAAATTATTTTCCCCTACTGGTAAGGCTGCTAAAGTATTGACAGAATACACAAAAGAAAAAGCTTCGACTATACATAGAGGATTGGGTTATATGCCACCTAATGAATGGAGTTTTAATGAAGAAAATCAATTATTTTGTGATACATTAATAATAGATGAGTTTTCAATGACAGATATATTTCTATTTTATAGAATTTTAAAAGCGGTAAATTTTAAAATCACTAAGCTTATGATTATAGGTGATAATGCACAATTACCTTCAGTATCATGTGGAAACTTGCTTCATGATTTTATGGAATCGAATATTATACCTACAACTACATTAACTAAAATATTTAGATATGGCGAAGGTGGTTTAATGAAAGTCGCAACTGATACAAGACTTTGTAAACCATATTTAACCGATATCAAAGAACAATGTACACAATTTGGTGATAATAAAGATTATGCTTTTATAAATGTAAATAAAGAAAATATTTTAAAAAATGTAGTAGCTTTATATGAAAAATTATTAAAAACTTATAAAGTTGAAGATGTGCAGGTTTTATCAGCTTATAAAATAGGCGATTATGGAACAATATTGATTAACAATAAACTCCAAAAAATTGCTAATAAAAATTATGAAAAAGGCGAATATTTTAAAGTAGGTGATGCAGTTTACTATAAAGATGATTTGATAATACAAAATGTAAATAATTATCATGCACAATTATTTATTAATGATAATTTTGTAGCAGAAGACACAGAGGATTTAGAAACATTTATTGCTAATGGTGAAACAGGAATAATTAAAGAAATAAATATAGA